CCATGAGATACGATATATGACTTTGCTTCAGCTGTATTATTTTCTCCAATGAGTAAGATAGGCAACTCACCTATGTTACTTGACACGATTGCGTCCGCCCATGAAGCAACTACAATAGCCTCTTCCGTTGATGGGAAAAAACGCTCTGCAATTTTTCTCGACGTTTCAAATCTATCTGCTCCCTTGACTCTTTCGACGCTACCAATCTCAGCAAGCTGCTTTTCTACAGTAGTATTAACAACACCTGTATCGCCCACAATGATAAAGTGTAAATCATTGTGTTTTTTTAGTTCTACAATTTGATTCGCTTTTACGAACTCGGAAACTATAAGTACTGGAACGTTTGTTGTAAGTGTGGATACACCATCAGCCCAATCACTGCCATTAGTAACGATGATAGATTTTTTCTTTGAAAAGCATTCTTTCAAAACTTCTAGATTTGTATCGTATCTAGTATCTCCCTTTATTACTTTTGCTCCGCCCCTGTTTACTATATCGCCCCCGACAATATATGTTTCGAACCCGTAAGATAACTCAGGATGATCTAGCACTATGTTTGCCTTATTTGCTTTTGCGAGAAATGCTGCGCTTATTCCGTCAGGGAAGTTTTTACCTGAAACAATCACCTTATTTGCTTTTGCAAACTCCTTGTCTATTATATCGGATGTTGCATATCTATCATCTCCTGCGTATTTGATGACCTCTGCACCAATATCGACTTGCTTATGTTTTGGTGTAACAACTTGCGTTGCTTTTTCGCCCTGCTTCCTCGCATATGCATACCATGTATCTGCATCGCCATAAAACACATCAAGGTCAAGTCTTTTGCTGTATCCACTTAGATATCCATGCGATGTGTACTGATACATTGCAACAACGCTCCAATATGGCACATATGGTGCAGCCTTTTCGAGATATCCGGTTGCATTATTGTGGTCGTACTGGGCTATCCACAACCCATAGTCTGCGTTAGCTATAGCACTGCAATCGTGACTTTCTATGAAACTTAAATAGCTATAAAATAAAGGTTTTACGCCTATAAGCTTATAAACTGCATCGAGCCAAGCTTTTGCCCATTCTGCGCCTAAATACACATCCTGCTCAAAGTCTAACACGGGAATAATCGTGCCATCGAAGTATGCACCGCAGTTATCTACAAACCACTGTGCTTCTTCTTCAGGAGTTCCGCCAAAACCAACCTCTCGAGCAAAGTGGTATACTCCGATTAGTTTTCCTGCAGCTTTTGCTTGCTGTACGAAGCCGTCACATTCTGCCGATACATATCCGGCCCCGCCCGTTCCTTTGATTATCACAAAATCAGCTGGTACATTTGCTAGCTGTATACCCTCTTGCCAGCCTGAAATATCAATTCCGTGTATCATATTAGCCCTCCAAGTCCTTGAAGTCCTTAACTTCCTCATCGAGCTCCGGCAGTCCTGCAATGCTTGTTAGTAGAGATAGTACACCAGCAAGCACAGAAGTACTTACAACAACTTCCCAATTAACATCTGTAAGTAGGGCAGTTGTGCCGATTGTTGCGATTGCTGTCTGGGCAACCGTCTTTATTGCTCTTACTACTGCCTTTGCAGCCCAATCTTTCCAATTTCTTGTTTTCATTTTTGTACCTCCATTAAACGAATTAAAAAGGCAGCTAAGTGCTGCCTGGTTAACCAATTATTTAATATTACAATTATCCTTTAATGGTAATTGCTTTACTTCATTTATGACTTTTTCAGCAGTCCCATTTCCGCCTAGTCTTTTATAAGGGATGTATAAGTAGTCAACAAGGTTTTCATACTCGTCTCGAGTGATACATCCCCTTTTAATATAGTACTCTCCCAGATAGCAGATTCTGTCGTGGCCCAATCCTCGCATCATCATCGCATAGTCGCTCTTACGCTCCATGTATCTCTGCACTATCATGCTTATAAAACTCCAAAGCCCCGTTGATGCAAATACTGCTATTATTATCGCTCTTTCCATACCTGACTCCTTTACTTATCCTTTTCGATTAGTTCCCAATCCGATTTTTCTGGGTTCGAGACATTCTTGTCTTTTAGCGATCTATATAGTTTGTTGTAATAGATTACCATGTCGCCTTTCTTATAAGTTTTGTCTGCTGCCCAAAACTCTGCACTCTTATACCACTTGTCATAATCGCTTGCGTTTCCAAGCTCCGCTTCAATCCATAGATTGCGATCATTGAGCGGAATATTTTCATATGTAGAGTTGTGTGCCTTTAGCGAGCGATACAGCTTGTCGCTGTATACAACGTAGTGGCCTGGCGGATAGTACGAGCACACCTGCCATCTTTCCACTAAAGACAATATCGCTTTTCTATTTTTTTCAAGCTTGAGCAGTGAGTTAATCAAGAGATTTAAGGACTCCAGTCTCTGCTCGTCCAGGTTCTTCGATGTATCTACTATCTTCGTTATACTTGACAGGTCTTTTTCTGCCAATATTCCGAACACTGTATTCCCATCTTCTCTTGTTGCAGTGAATGAGTATCCACCCTCGGTTTTTGTTATACTTATTGTTTTCATCAGTCTTTATACCTCCCAAAGATTTTTATAAAAGGCAATTCGGCTGGTACGCTTGTATTTGTTGCTTCCCTTGTTGGTGACATTAAAATAATCTGTATTTGTGTAGGTGTGGCTACAGCACCACAAGTAAATGTACCACCGTTACAGTGACCTGATACTTGTACGTTATCAACCCTTTTGAATAATCCATATGGCAACCTTAAATTCCCAATCCATCGCCATAAATAAGGGTTATAATTTACAGTGTTGACTGGTGTTATTTGCGTTATTTGACAAGATGCCTCACAAGTACCATCAGAAAATTTAACAATATCAAACTGCCCATTTTTTTCGACCTTAATTGGTACTCTTAACCCAAGCGTTTGTAGGATTTTGCCTAGTCTTATATTGCCGTTATTGTTTGTGATTAATTTTATCGCTTGTAATTCTTCACTATTTAAGTCATATACAACCCCATTACTGCTAAATCCTTTTCTAAATTCTGTGTTAAGGTTTACATCAAAAAGATTTGCTTGTTCCGAAACCTTTCCAACCGCCATCCCTCGACCGCTGTTGTGAAAGTCCATTAAGGTGAACCCAGTGCCAACCAGCTGTGTGTAAATAGACTCTGCAAATGCATCTTTAAGTTTAATCTCTATGTTCCATGCGTAGTCACTTGAGCACTCAATAATCGTATTTCCACTTGCTTCATAGTCAGAAAGTGGTATGTTATAACTCGTTTCATCCGATGCTTCTTGTTTGCTTAATTTTATAACTAGGCTTTTAAGGTTTTTATCATTAAGCCTCGAAACGATTACGTCATAACTCACATTGATGAAGTCACCATTGCCGTCCTCAGTTCCGTTAGCCTTGCATCTTTCTATTTTGACCGCATCAATGATTGGCTGATGCCACGGCATTATCTCTAGCGTGGTATTTTTTACTGTCTCACCGTTTCGGCTATCAATAACCTTGCTTTTGATTTTTAATAGCTGATTATTAGCATCCACAATTTGCGTGCCGGTGTTGTATGTAATGTCATCCACAGTTATAGATTGCGACCTTAAATGCGCATTGTACTTAAATGTGTTGTTGAGTGTGATTTTTACTTTTGACTGGCCTTGCACAAAGCCGCCATACTTTAAAAAATTCCCAGTTTCATCCGCTACAGATATTTCGCAATCAGGAAGCATGTCAGTAGTTGGTCTTATAGTTATAAGCGGAGCATCTATGCGTCCAAGCGATGTGCTGCCGTTAAATGTAAATACACGTACTAATAACTTTACCTCTGCAGTTGGAAAATATTCCTTCCACGACTCTGGAAGTGTCCACGATGTGTCGGTTTGGATTTTATCCGCTATTTTTGTATAAGTGCTCGGATTGTTGTTTGCCATAACGTAGATGTCATGTGTAAACGCTGTCGATTTTCTATGCGTTAAAATTTCAAACGATTCACCAAACGTAATTTCAGATTTCGACGTTGTCGGTGACGAAGCTCTCGGTATTGTTGTAAGCCATGTGTAGTCTGATGTTGTAAGTGTACCAACGATTCCAGTGTTAAAACTTGCCGATGCTGCCACTCTCTTTGTTCCGTCAAATTCGTGATTGATCCAAACTCCAACACTATAAATCACTTGAGAGCTGCCATTTACTTTAAAATGCGTTGTAAAAGGATAACTAATTCCATTAACTATCAAATTTCCGGACGCATTTGTATACTCTGCGTAGTATCCACTTGAAGCGTTTATTGATAAATACACCACGAGATATGTGCGGTTATTTACAATATCTTGTTGCCCTTGCGAAAACGTAATGCTTGTCCAATATCCCATTTAATTCACCACCTTCACGAATGACAAATTGCCATTTTTACGTGGCAGAAAAGCAAACTTACCCAAAATTAAAGAATTTATAAATTCTCCATCTGTTACATAAAGTCTATTGTTGCTCAAGTATGCAACCTCTGCACCTGAATCGTAAAACGCCATTTTTTCACGCCCTAATCTTAATTTGAATCGATTACCTCTTTTTCCGAGTTCAATTTCTCCATGCTCGAATCTTATGTACTCGGATATGTCCGAAAACTTTGCAGCAGTGCCTTCAGCAAGTCCTTCCAGTTCTTGCTTAAACGAGTTGAAATTTATTTGTAAAGCTGTAGCTGTTTGCTCAACTCTTGTTGATAGAGCTTCTACGACTTTCTCGTTTTCGCTTTTTGTAACATATGTATTGCTCACCATTCCTATTATCGATGATTTCGTTTGCTCAATCAGTGATTTTGCCTTTTGCTCCAGCTCGCCCACTTGCTTTTTTGCTTCTTCTGATGCATTTGCAATTGGCTTTATTTTTTCCTCATATTTTGATTCCAGCACTTCCGAAAGTCGTTCTCGCATACCCCCGATTGTGATTGCATTGTTCTCAGGATGTAAAAAATCTAACGATAGCTTTTCTATTAGATAGTGTTGCGCCACTCCATGTATAGAGCTTTCAACTTTAACCCATTTTAAAAGTTTAAAGCTGTCTATATCTCCTAAAACGCTTGTATCTACCGCCTTTATGCTAATTGATTCTAAGTCGAGTACGCCTTGTCCAAGGTCTTTTATCGCCTTATTTTTCAGATTCATGGGCTCAGTTACATTGTCATAGCTTATATGCTTAACAATACGGCCGAATTTTGCTATGGCTTCTTTGCTTTCTACAAACGGAGAACCGTCATTTACAGATTCAATCGTGATTGGTGGACCCTCTTCACTTTGAGGATTTGCTCCCTCTTCAGCTGCTGTCTGCTTTCGCGCACCCGTCGGATAAACAACTGTGTATATTTCTCCGCCTGTGCTTTCCTTGGCCAGGTCCATTAAATTGACGCCAAGCTTTATTTCTTGTTGCAATCGATAAGGAATTTCTGCAAGGTAATCAAGATAATTCTTGCCGGCTTGCTTTCTGATGAGCATGTATCCGCCATATTTTTTTATTACTTTGTTATTTATAAGCTCCATGATGCTTGGCGCGTTCATATCACTATAATTAACATAGTTATTAGGATCTTCAACTGTTATTGTTCCAGGATATATTTTTCTATTATCCTCAACTTGTGCGTTGTGAAAGTCTAAAAGCTTTCTGATGTACTCGTTTAACGTTCCTTTATGCTCATATACAAGTGCTACCGAATCATTTAGATAAGAAAAGGACGACTCGCATAGAATCGTCCTGTTGTTATAAAAATCCTCACCTATATTCAAAACTCTTCCATCAAAGATTATTTCACCGTGCGAATCGAGAACGCTAATCTCTGATTTTAGCTTCTTGAATAGTTTGTATGCTGGATTTGTCGCGGCTATTTGGAATTTTACGGTGCCAACCTTGTTGACTTCAAGTGATGCTGATGCGCTTAGTATATCTTCAATTATGATGCTTCCATCAAGGATTATTTTATACATTGCATTTCCCTTTCATCTCAATGTCCCAGGCTATACCATCACTGCGATAACTTATATTCGGTCTCATGCTTATGATTGTCTCGTCCGGAAGAGTTACCTTACAGCGTTTTCCGTTTAACTTACTAATTAGCTGATTGATTTTTGCTCTATCCTCTTCAAAGTTTTTAATTGCTTTAAACGAGAGTTCGCAATTTCCCATTCCGTATGTGACGCTACCTGTGAGACTTTCTGTGAGATCTAATGCGCCATTTCGGAATGGTACAGTCACATATCTTTCGACTGGTTCACCTGGTGTTAAATGCCATTTGGTCAACATCAGCATATCCTTTGTTGATATTGATTCTGTAACCGTTCCTTCAGGATTTAGTTTTTCAAATAAGATATAATCTCGCATTTATATTCCCCTCATTCCCAGTTTTTCAAGATTTGCTAAATCTCTTGCAATCGCCGGAGTGATTTTTCCTACAAGCGTTCCGTCATCGAGCACTATTGCATGTCCGGATTCAGCAGCTATGCCTGGTATATACCTTTCAAGCAATGATAAAATCTTGCTCATTATAAGTTCCATTTCTGCCATGTTCCCCGATACGGCTTGTGAAACATAATCCTGCAGTTTTGATATTGGAGCGACCGCTTCCGGTCCTGCTTCGCCCACACCTTTAAGGCCGTTCATGGTATCAAAAATTGTAGGCTTATCAAATATAGCACCTTTTGCATACCAGCTCACATGTAATTTTGGTACTCCTTGTGTGAGCCATTTTAGCGGATTAGGGCTTCCTGAAATGCTAAAGTGTGGCAACGGAATGTGAGGCCACTGAAATTTAAAATTAAACAGTCCTTTTATTCTTCCGATGATATTTGATACAACATTAAATGCGCCCGAAATAGCGTTTGATATAGTGTCCTTGATGCCATTCCAGACATTAGACACAACTCCCTTGATTTCGCTAAATATCCCTGTTATTACACTCTTAATCGAATTTAAAACACTCTTTATCTTATTGATGATTCCATCCCAAATATTTGAGATTAAGTTCAAAATGCCATTCCAAATGGAACTGAACAGTGCTCCAATTGCTTGTAGTGCTATTAAAATAATTTGCTTTACAAGTCCGATTGCTGTACTTACTATCGTCTTTATATTATCCCATACAGCAGCGAATATCATTTTAATGCCTTCCCAGACGCCCGACCAATCACCTTTTATCAGACTTGTGACCGCTAAAATTATGCCGCGGATGATATTTAGTAAATTTGTAATGACTTCTTTGATGATATCCCAAACAAGTTTGACTGCTGCCATTATGTGCTCACCAAATAAATCCCAAATCACTTTGATTGCCTCAGTTGCTTGATGAATGATGTCCTTTATAAGATTAAACACTGTACCTATAAAGTTTGAAATTTGCGGCCAATTATCTCTTATCCAGTTAAAGATAAATTGAAGAACCGGTAAGAAGTACGTTTGAAAAACATCCGCTGCTGCACTTACAAATTGACCGATGTATTTAAATACCGTTCCCATAACCATTTGTATTGTTGGCATGTTAGCAATCACCCAGTCAGCCGCCTTTTGCATGATTGGCATAACCGCTACGCCAACCTTTGTGACTACAGCACCAAGCGAACGCTTTAAGCTGTCCAGCGTATCTGTGAATTTTACAGACGCGTCTATAGAGTCATCACTCAGTACAATCCCAAGTTCTTTTGCCTTTGCTTTTAGCTCGTCAACTGATTTTGAGCTACCGTTTAAAAGCGGCATTAACTCACTTCCTGAACGACCAAGGAGCTCATTTGCAAGCGCTGCCTTCTCTGCGCCATCCGGCATTCCTTGCAATGCTTTTACGGTCATTTCGAAAACTTGCTCTGGAGACTTGCCCTTTAGATCATCAACCGATATTCCGATTCTGCCGAACGCATTAACTGCTGTTTTACTCCCACCAATCGCGTCATCTATAGTGTTGTTAAGCTTTTTCATGCCACCTTGAAGCGACTCTATGCTCATTCCATTTTGGCTTAGTATATAGTCCCATTCCTGGAATCCTTTTCGGCTCATGCCTACTTTTTGACTTAGCTTATCAACACGATCCCCTGATGCTGCCGCTTTATTTGCCATTCCAAATAGAGCCGTTCCTCCAGCTACCGCCATACCAGTCAAGGCGGTACCCATTACTGCAGCAGTTTTTATGCCTTTTTTAAAACCATGTACAAGTTTTGATGCTCTGCTATCTGTTTCCGATATGCTTTCATTTGCTTTTTTGTTGTCAATCATTATGCTTCCGAAAAGCTTAAATAATTCCATCAAATTCCTCCGTGCGTAGAATCAATGATTTTCTTAACCGACCGCAATATTTCTTTTGCGCTTCTATTGTCGATTCTTGATTCCTTGTTTTTTACAGTTTGCGATTTAAAATCGTCAAAGCTCATTTGATCCTGGTAAGGTATCCAGCGTTCAAAAAGATAATCGTCCATGCGTCTTTCGTTCATCGCTTTTATAGTTTCTGCTGCATCGAGGAAGTTTAACGCAAAAAAGTACTCCAAATTGGAGTACTCATGCATAATCACATCTAATTGTTTTGCGTAGTCAACTTCTCGACTGTAGTAAAAAAAGCAGCAAACCCTTCATCTTCTTTCAAACGCTGAAAATCTTCGATGACATCAGATAAGTCTCTGTTCAGATACTCATCTTTTGTCATCCCCTCATCTTCAAGTAGACCTGTCATAAACTCAGCAACCTCTTCAGCTACATTGCTAAAGTTTTCTGCGAGCTTCAGCATGAGCGATGCACCCATTGTTTCGGCATCAGTATTCGCTGCCATTTCCTTATCTACTCTTAGATTGAGTTTTCTTATGATTTTCGATGCTTTTCCAACATCTTGAAATTTTAACTTCCTCATTAGATTGCCTCCGTTAGTTTTGGATAGTAAATCACAAACGGAACTTCCTTTGTCTTCATGTCATAGTGACCGACAAATTCCGTTTCGATTGTAAGCTCTCCCTTGTCCTCGAATGATAGCTCGACTCCCTTTTCATTCAGTGCATTAAATACCTGGATGATAACCGGATCACTTGAGCCGCTGATTGTTCCAACCCACGTGATATTATCGATGTAATCTTTAAGAGCGATTGAGTTTTTCCCTGTAATTTTTTTGTAGTTTGTTGGTTTCTGCCCTGTTCCAACTGTCTCTACATCAGCAGCGGCTCCAAGTGCTGCCGTGAGAACTTCCGGTGTTATCTCAGCAATCTTTGCACCCATGGTAACGCTCCACGACTCGAGAATCTTTGTACCTTTTGTTGCCCCTCTCATTCCATCAAGTTCAATTGTTCTAAAACCTGGAACGGCTTTAAAGCTTCCGCCACCCTTTGTTGCTCCAATGAGCTTTCCTCCTGTCACAGCCGTTTCGAAAGTGTCTGTCTTTACATCAAAATTTTTGAAAAATGCCCCTGCGTCAAAAACAAGGTGCTGTATAGTATTAGCATTTAAGCCGTTTATAATCTTATTTGCGTCCATTTCTATCCCTTTCTAACTTGTATCTCAAACGTACAAGTTTTACGTCTAATGCTTGAATCTGTATCAATTACATTGTTTGTCGATACGTGATAAATTGCTGCGCTAATTCCCTTCTCGGTCAAGTGCAATCTATCAAGCTTTGATTCTATTTTTTCTGCGATTTCATCAATGTTTTTTGTCGAACTTCCTTTATCCCATACATCGAAGTCTACAACTACGTTGTGTAAACCCTCTTTGACCATGTCCATTGTTATATGCATGACAACATGCGGAAAGACGTTGGCCTGTGGCATTACATCGAGTGCCAATGGTGATATTGGATCAATTTGCTTTTTTATAAGCCTCTTCAGCTCTCTTATCATTCGCCATCTCCTTCATCCTTGCCGTTCGGAATATCCGGCTTTTTGTCATTCATTTTTTTGACATACTGTGATTGTATGCGGTTGATTTCCGGTATGCTTTTTGCCACTGTGGTCCTAAGCAATCCCAACCGCGGATAATTGTATTCTCCAAGTTCCTGCTGCATCATCCATGACGGATGTTTATATCCTACTTGCACGTCAAGTTCTTTTTTACGAGCCCAATACTGCACCGATTTGTTTGCATATGTCTTTTTAAACTTATTTTTTCTCGCTGCTATTCGTCTGCCTCTTACAAAATTGGGTTTATAGCTTTCAAAAATTGCATTTGCTGTTTGTTTTGACACATATTTGCCAACGTCACGATTTGCCGCATGGATGAGTTCTTCCAATGTATAAAGGACGGTGTCAACATTTGATTCAAATGTTAACCCGTCCTTCTTTGTAATTCTCATCCCGGCATTAGGCTTTTGCATGATCTATTCCTCCCACGCAGTTAAGCTCTACCTCTTTACCAATGATTTGTACATTTGCAATTTGCCAAACTTTGCCATTATATTCGAGGTATTCCTCATCTTCGTAGTCGTAGTAATCAGCAAGTCTAATTCGGATTTGCCTTTTAAACCCTTGCGCCATCGCTTCGAGTGATTCGCTAAAATATATTCTATCAACTCTGCCAAGTACTTCTTTGCTATCACGCACGATTTCAACGTCACCGTATTCGTTTATAGTTTCTTTTGTCTTTAACAGTTTGATGATTTCGCTAAACATTTTATTGCCCCTTTTTATATTTTTTGCTTAAACTCAAAGCATTTCGCAAGTGATTATATGCGTTGCAATAACGATCGGCTTGATTTTCAAAATTGTATTGCCATCTCAAATAAAGCTTAATCGCCTTTTCCATCAGTGCATCCATCTTTGTTATATCTATGCCGACTCTATCCATGTCAAGTTTGCAAGCCTCAATGTTTGCTTCTATATCCGAATTTAATTTATCATGATGAATCCTTAAATCCGTTTTTGCTTTATCTAACATTATAGCTCCTTACTTTGACGACTTCTTGCCTCTTCCCTTTGCATTCTTCTCTGGCTCTTCAGCAACTGCATCAGCGCCTTTCTCTGCAACCGTATCAGTGGTTTTACCTTCTGATTCATCAGCAGCATCCGCTGCAGTTAGCACTTCATCCGTTGTATGAGCTGTGTCGATTGCTTTGAAATAAACATCGTCCAGCACCGCAGCATTTATCTGCATTTCCTCATAGCGTTCCGGCGAAATTTCGAGAATTTCGCCTACTTCTACCTCTCTATCAAGAGATATATCTAAAAACCTTTTTGTAACTATAATTTTCATTTTTTACCTCCCTATATGCTTGGAGTTCCTGTAAATGTGATTAGGGCTCCAGCCTTCTGGTTTTCGAGTGCTCCGTCTCCAACAACGTGTGCCGCTACAGTCCAGTTGCCGGTCTTTACTTCTCTATCTCTCAGAATTTCAAGTGGTGCTACATCGTTCCAAAGGAACTGTGCCGGATCAAGGATAAGAATTTCACCTTTCGCAAGAGAATCTTCCTGCTTGATTCCATTGCCCAGGAGGTTGCCCTTTACAGCTTCGGACATATCTGTTACGAAGTTAACCGTCTGATTCTTGTTTGCAAGCATTGCGATTGCTCCGTAGATATCAGCTCTATTTGCATACACATATGTAGTGCCAACTTCATTCAGCTTGCTGAGTGCTTCGAGAACTGTATCAATTCCAAGGCCCTTTGTTGATTTAACAAGATTGTCCTTATGCAGCCCTTTTCCCTTGCCGTTGTCATTATTTGTCGCATCCTTGATTGTCGCGATAATGGAATCGGCCATTGCCTTTTCGATGCGCTTTGCGAGCTCGTCTGTGATGTAAGCTTCAAATGCATCTATGGACATGCTCATGAGTTCATGTGAAATAACGATGTGCTTTGAAATTTTCTTTCCTGCGAGAAGCACCTCTACAAATGTGTTCTGCTCATCGTCATTTGCTGTACCTTCTGCAACGACTTTGGCATCGCCTGCAACTATTGCAATATGGCGCACCATTCTAAAGATACCGCCGGAGCTTATCCTCTTAACGTCTGCCACGATTGGATGCATTTGACCTAATGTACTATATATCTTATTTGCTGTCTCCGTAGGAATCAGGGCTCCTGAGTTTTCCGTTGTGTGCGTGTATGCTGCCCTCTCCTCTGCAGTCATTTCTTTGCCCTGCAAGTTCTTTAGCCATGCGCTCCTGTAAAGCTTATCGTTGCTATTTGCTCCCGATCTGTCGCCATTATTCCTAATGACAGTTCCGACCTGACCGCTTGCAATCTTGTCAAGCAGCGACTGTCTTTTTTCAGCCTTTCCCTCAAGCTCCTTTTTCTGCGCCAAAAGTCCATCGCGCTCTTCGATGAGTTTGTTAGACTTCTCCTCAACATCATCAACATCAACATCTTCCTCTTCAAGTCTTGCTTTTAGCTTAGTAAGCTCCTCTGCAATCTCAGCCAATCTCTTTATGATCTCACTTAGTTTCATCTTAATCCTCCATTGCTTTTTCGATTTCTAATCTTAACTTTAATTTTCTTTTGCGCTCTTCAAGTCTCTCCGCTTGAATTTTGTCAATCACTCCGTTAACAAAATTTCGAGCATTTATCGTAGTGTCATCATTTGCCGGAATTCCGACTGCTGACACGTCGTAAACCTTTCTAACAGATTCGTGGACTATCTTTTTTGCATCTTCCTCAAATCTATATGAGCCAACTGCAAAGCTCCAGCTCATTTTAGTAATCAAGCCACTTTTTATATCCTCATAAAGTTGCTTTGATTCTGCGTTGCTTGATAGATCTGCTTCTATAAGCATTCCAGTATCGTCAAGCTCCACCTTTAGTGTGTTATTTGATGTCCTTGCAAACACTCTGCCTTGATGATCATATAGCATGATTACATCGCTCATATCTGTATTCTCAAAGCATTTCTTCGGAAATTCTTCATACACTTTGCCCTCTTCAGATTCAAATAAAACATATGGTTCGAACTTCATCGCATAGCCTGTCACGATATAGTTTTCACTTTCTGTTTCTTTTGCTCTGATTTCAATTGTCTTTCTAAATTGCCTGTTTTCAAACTTTAATTTTGGAATTTTCATTTTTACTCCTCTCCGTTTACACCTGCATCAAGCTTTGTTGTCTCCGAATACTCTTTGCGTATATAGTATTTGTCGCCGCCATCGATTGGCGACATGTTGTATATTTCGCGTCCTTGATTGTGCGTTATGAAACCGCGATCAAATAGTTGTGTAACCGTGGATAG